ACTTGAAGTGCCGCACCTAATTCAGCAACAGCCGGCACACCTCTCATACCGAGCATACTTGCACCTGCGGTCAAACTTGGGAATGCGGCAGACATATCTTTTAATTCAAATCTGCCCTCTTTTCCTGCTTGAGCAAGCATATCCATTGTTTTACCCAAGTCATTTACATTAACTTTTAAGTTATCAGTAACGGAGAATGCAGTTTTAGAAATATCAACTATTTCTGCTTGTGCCGCCGTTGCGGTTCGACCGATTACATTCATATAGTCAAGTGCCGCTGTCGGATCAATACCTGATGCAACTAAAACATTCAAACCTTCAGCAATTTCACCACGACTTTGGTTTGTATATCTTGAAATTGAGCCAAGTCGCTCATCCATTTCCTTTAATTGTTCAGCAGATAGTTGACCGACATTCCCCAATTCTCTTAATTGATGTTCCAACGCAATCGCTTCCGGGATCGCTTCCGTTATTCCGAGTTTATATGCAAGACCAGTTCCAATCGCAGTTAGTCCTGCACCAACCTTTGTCATATTTTGACCGAGCTTATCTAAACGTTCAGATGTTTGATTAATTTTCCTTTGAAGTTTATCAAACTCTGTTTCTGACTTTGAAACAGCATCACGAATAACCCTCGACATTTTGTCGATGGCTACAAGAGTTAATGATACTTTCATCATAGTGTCGAGCATTGTTCCTCTAACTCCGTATTTTGATTATTCGTGTACTTAATTGCCTCTTTGCACCAATATGATATTTGTGGGATGGACATTTTTCCGATTTCTGAATATTGCCAACCTGTGATTTTGCATAAATGAATTATTGACTGAGAATCAGGCAAAACATCTATGCAATTATTTGTTCGAGGGGTTTTTGAGTTTCTTCCTTTACCTCTGTGGCTTTCGCCTCCGTAAACTTTCCCGATATTTCTGCCTGAAGAGCGATTACATCTTCCAAGTCAAGTTCTAAAATATCTTCGTAAACTAACTTTTGACCGTCTATTTCAGCAAGTTCAGCAATTAAAGCATAAGGAATCTCTTCAGATGTCTTTGCTTTTTGTTGAGCTTGCAGGAGGTCAAATCCTCTTCCTTTTTTCAATGTTGCAATTTTTCCTGATGGTAAATTAATTTTTTTTGTCATTTTTTATCTCCTCTTAAATTTTTGTATTCAAGTTTGGTTTTTATGTTGTTCAAAAAGTGTTCAACAGGCTCGTAATTAAATTTTTATGGTCGGGGGAATATAAAGTTACCATGTAGATATTTTTAAGAGCCTCTAAAACGATTCTATGAGTTTTAAGGTTTCATATCTTTTTCGAGTTGTTATATCAATCGGGGTGTAAGGTGTGCCACAGGCAATTAAAGCCAATGCTAATGCCCAAAATCTGTCGGCGTGTCCGTTTACTTCGGAGGTCTCTGCATCAAAACGAATGTTGCCGGCTTTGGTAGTAATCTTTTGAATTGAGTGCAAATCTTCTCGGATATCGTGTTCCGCAGGAATGACCACTTGCTTATCTTCAAAGTTGGTGCGGAGGTTGTATGCCATTTCCTCTTTGGATTTATTTGTAAACATAACCGCTTCCACACGATATTGCCCAAAATCTCTGACTGCTTGTTCTGCTAATTGCATACCGATTCCCGTACTATCTATGCAACACCTTCTTAATTTCGGATGTTTCAGAATTTCTGAAATTATCTCGTATTGGATATGGAACGGAGTCTTTTCAAGAACTTTAACTTTTCTTGTGTATTTATTGTTTTCAAACCTTTCAATACACCATATAACCGTTAAGTCTTTTCTTCTTCCGATGTCTATTCCGACATATAAATCGCCTTTTATTTCATCAAGCGATTTTAAGACATCGGTTGATTCACAAGTTGAAATCAAATCATACGGTAGAAATGCACAAGCCTCGTCAATTGCAATACAGCAGTATTCTTGAAACCAAGTATAGTCATCAAAACAATCTCTGCATTGTTCATCTAACCATGCCTGTCTTTCCTCTTGAGTCGTTGCTCTTCCGTAGATTTTATCAACCAATCCTTCATCAACTGCAAGTTGGATCGGGACTTTGTGATGACTCCAATTCAATTTTCCTTTTAGGACTTGATCGATGAATTTATAATATAAGCAATTCTGCCCGTTGTGCGTTGAGAGTATGCGGAGCGGATAACCCCAAGTAATACATGGTCGTGCCGCTTTCCATAACTCCATAGGTGATTTGTGAAAGGCGAATTCATCAAGTACAACTTTTCCACCTTTTGAACGGAATCCTTTAGGGTTTGAAGAAAGTGCGTGAATTTTTGTACCATTGTTAAACTCAATTACAAATGCCTTTATATCTTTATCGTTGTCGATTATGACTTCACCTAATGATTTTGCCGCTACATTGAAAAGTTTTGTCCATTGTTCGCAATAATCAATGTATTCTCGTGCGGCAGATTCATCCGCAGAAGAAAACCAAACGGCAGGAACTCGCTTATAAACACAGTCCCTTACATCTTCATAACTTTGTACATATGTCGCTCCTATTCTTCGGGATTTTTCCCAAATTTTTACTTTTGATTTATCGTTCAGCCATCTCAATTGATATGGCAGAAAAAATGATTTACTGTTGTTGTTCTTCATCTTCAGTTTCTGTTTCAGGCGGTATTCCTAAAATTTCCTGTTCAATTTTTGCAATTACATCAGCGGTTAAACCTTTTTTAACGGGTTTTGCCTTACTCATTGCAATAACATCTTCATAACTTTTAACTTTGCCAAACATCGGGAGTAAACGACAGAATGCATAAAATCTTCCGGGATCTACTTTTTCGCCAGACTCCATATCAATGGTTATGTCTTTCATAATTTTTCGTGCAAATTCGTATAATTCCTCGTGAAAAGCAGTTTTTGACTGCGTATATTGCCGTCTTCTCGTATCCCAATCAAACTGTTCTTTCCAATTCATAACTGTTTTTCGATTAAGGTTCAGTTCTCTTGCGATAGTATCAATGTTTTTTAATTTGTAGACATAAAGATGCTCGGCATCATTTATTAAATAATCTTTGTTATTCAAGTTCTGACTCCAAGTTTTTTATTTTAGTTTCAAGTGCTTTCATTTCAGACTGCACCTCGTTTAATCTTTTAATTGTGACGAGTGCTTTTTCTGTATCAAGTTTAGAAATCTCTTCATACGGATTAAGAAGAGAGCGAATTAGAATAACCAAGCCGGAGCCTTCAGTATCTAAAGTACGGTAGGTCTTTTTAGATTCAGCAAGCATTCCTTTGAGTTGAAGTCTTTCGGGATTCATGGGGTCACCTCACGTTTCAAAATCGGACACCATAAGTTGTTGTCGATTTTACTTTCAATTCTTGACAGTAATGCCGCATGGTATTGGTTAGTCTCAAGCAAGTCTTTTAAGATTTCAAAATTATTCTGAATAATCTTTTCAAATGCTTTAACTTGCGACTGGTGATATATATACCAAATCGCAAAAATGAGAGCCGGAAAGCCGACATTCTCAATAAATGGTGATAGTTCTTGTAAAAATTCCATATAACTCCTTTTTTTAATTGGAAAGAAAAGGGGCTGCGAAACCGTAATAGTACGGCTCGCAACCAAATAACAAATTAATGTGTTGGGGGGGTATGTATGTCTTTAGTTTAACTTTGCCTTTTGGTTCTTTTCAACAGACAAAGGTTAAGGAAATTTGACAGACAAAAAGTCTTAACTTTTGACCGTTGAAATGGTCATGAATGCAAGTTTATAGTGAGAGTACACAAGTTTTTTTATTACCCCATTAAAAATTAAGAAGGTTTACACATGAAGTATTTTGAAGTTTTCAAAGCCGGCGTTTATCCGCAAGGCAAATTTACCAAAAAGCAAATTGCAGAAATTGCATCAAATTATGATCCAAAGTTCTGCGAAGCTCCGATTACTATCGACCATCAACAGTCCGGCCCTGCATACGGTTGGGTTGAAGATGTAAAAGCAGAGAATGACAAGTTAAAGGTATGTTTTAAAGATGTGCCGGAAGAATTTGAAAAAGAAGTTAACGCAGGGAAATATAAGAAAGTTTCCGTTGAGTTATACAGAAATCTTGAAGGCAAAGGTGCGTATTTAAAAGCAGTTTCATTTTTAGGTGCGGCAATTCCTCAAGTAAAAGGATTGGAAGCAATCAAATTTATGGAAGCTGAATCAGACACCTACGAATTTGAATCAGATGATACTGAAGATGATGCAGATAAATTCTCACAAGAAGATATCGATGCATTGAAAAAACAAATTGATGATTTGGAAGATCAAGTGGCTAAATTTAAACAAAAAGACGAAACACGTCAACAAAAACTTGAAACCATCAAATCGTTAAAAGATAAGATTAATGCTTTAACATCTGAAGTCGCATCATTTAAAGAAAAAGCAGAGGGTAAAGATAAAATTGAACAAGAGTTGAACGAGATTAAAACATCTCTAAAAAATAAAGAGTTCAACGAATTTATTGATGCTCAAATAACAAAGGGAATTCTTGTTCCTGCAAACAAAGACATTGTCCTTTCTGTTTTACAGGAATTAGATAATGTGAAAAAGTTTGGCGAAGATTCACCAGTCATTGATG